TTCGACTCTAAAACACGTACGTAACCAGTACACTTATTGATGATTAGTTGGAAAAGTGAGAAAAACCAATTACTCCACAACGGAGTTCATCTGAGAAAAAATAAGTCTTAAAAGACTCCGAAGGGGTTACGTGTGTTAAACCCGTGATATTAAGGGGTGCAACTATCGGCTTGCGACCGTCTTCTATTACAAGAAGAAACTTTAAATAACCTTTAAATAAAGTTTTAGATTGAATAAACCCATGTAGAATTATTCTCTCCGAGATTAGCAGAAGTAAAAGCTACTATCGGTAAAGGAGTAGTACGAACAAAAGTGATAGGGTGGGCAACAAAAGTTTGACCAGCCCATTGAACACTCAATGTAACAGCGGGTTGAGAGATATTACCTATAGATACTAAAGTGGCTATAGCATCTGCTGGAAATATGTGATATTCTTCACCAACAGCCATAATCATTGGCTGTAAAAGATATCGGGATTGACCTATACTCATTATAGGTCCTAAAGAATTATGCCTATATGTAGTAGCTGTAACTACATTAGCATTTGGAACAACAGCAAATTGGGCTGCTCCTAAATCTATATAAGGTGTCTCCCTTTGACCTAAATAATCCCCATTCACAGCGATAGTTAGAAAATTCCTTGCCAACAAAGAGGCAGAAATTGTACAGACAACATTTACTGTAATAACAGTACCTGACCTATTAAACGATATTCTAAAAGGATTTTCACCACCAACTATAGTAACTAAAGTTCCTTGCGGAACAATAATTAAAGTTGAACCGAGAAGCGATAATAAAGGACCTTGCGTTACAACAGAAGATCCAATAGGGTTATAACTACCTCCAACGGTAGGTAAAACATCAAGTATGGTTATTTTAAAAGGGTGAATTATAATTCATTCTCGGTCCCATGGCATAATGCTGTTGCGCTACAGAAATAGGTTCAGGAGGAGGTAAAGGAGGATCAGGAGGAGGTTGAGGTATAGGTGGCGGATTAGGTTCCTCATCCGGTGGAGGAGCTGGCGGTAATTGCTATGCTTGAGCTATACCAGTCAGCAAAGGAACACCAAGAATATAAGAGAGAGAAAAATCATCTCCTGCAGCTCTATACATAGTAAAATCTACACTTTGAGTAGTAGATGGTTTAATAGTAACTATAGTTGGAGGTGCACTACCAGTAAGCATTTGAGCAGAAGTTATAGTAGGTGTAGTTGTATAAACAGCAGGAGTTATATGTGAGATATTATAGTAGGGAACTTCGAATTCTAGCATTCCTTCTAAATCAGGTTGAATTTCAAGAGAAGAAGGTTGTGCATAATTATAATATTGAGACAAATTAGTAGGAAGATATATGTTTGGTGTCGTCGCAAAACGATTCAACAAACCAACCATAGCATCACCTAAAGAATTATACATTTTAACCAAAAACATACTATTAGGTTGTTGCCCATTAGCATTAGTAACTTTAGCCTTGTATCGCACAGAACCTCGATAAAAAGCAAACAAAGTATACCAATAATCCAATTGAGGATAATATTGGCCACCACTTGGAGTTGCCGTGGGAGTAGTCACAGCAAAAGGAGCTAAAACTAAAGAATTTGTAGGTGGCTCTGCCTGAGGAGCAACTCTCGCAGTACCACCAATAGCTCCAAATCTCTTAATCAGCTGGCGTACTGACATAATCTTCTCACCAATACAATTAGCTTCAGGAGACCAATTAGCGTCAATAGATTGACCATCAATAGATGGTGGCGAAGCTCCTAACTGTGCATCGTTCCTAGGTATCGCAGCATTCGTACCCATCATATGAGTGAACAATTTACCACCGCGTAAAGAATAAGAACCATCAGTACGACGAAGATCCGGAGGACTAATGAGATCCTTTTGATCCGGAACCACACTTCTAACAAGATCGTTTGGATTAATGATATCCTCTGTCTCCGAAAGAAGATTCGTCTTATTTGGTGGAACATCTTCAATAGCAGCAGCTGTAAGTCCCCCAGAATATGGTACATAATTTGGACAAGTCGGATTAGCAAATGTTAAATCCGGTCCACCGCTAACTTCCAAGATGACATCTACTTCCTGGAATACATTATTAGCAGCTACCAATTGATTCAAAACTTGCACTCTAACAATGCCAGTAACAGCATTGTATTGAAGTTGCTTATTGGGTCCCAACAATGGAGACTCAGGACGAACACAAAACATCCATGGACGCGTAGAAACATAAGGAACAGTGAATGATACTTCAGTCGAAGTACGCAAATCAACAACTGTTCGTTGAGCTCGGGAAATATCTAAATCAGTAGTACTTGCCAACTCATTATAATAAAAAGGAATAAAAGAGATCATAACTCGTCCGGAATGATATTGGGTTTTAACAAACTTATAAGTAAAAACCAAACTACCTCTCCATAAACCAAAAGTATTGGCAACGAAACCCAAATGTGTACACCGAAAACGATCTGTAATAGTATCATCATACACTTTTATTTTCATGGGAGTAACAAAATCTGTTCGAAGAATAGTGCCAAAAGTTTGAGTTGTTTTCCAAGGAAAATTATCCCAATAATTAGGTATAGAAAGAATATGAGATAGCGCCATCTCATCTGAGGCAGTACCAGACATACCAGGCTTAGTTTCAATAGCATTACCAGAAGATAAAGCAAGTTTATGAGAACTATCGGCACCATCAAAATTACACATCCTAGTTTGAGTGCGTAACTTATTTTCCACAGGTAAACCTTGAAGTGTAGGTTTAGAAAACCCAAGCATCTTAAAAATATTTGCCATGGAAGCAGAAATCCATGCTGGTCTAGAAAACATATTACCAACCAAAGGAATTCGAGTCAAATCCTTCAGACCCTCAGCAATTCTACCAACTCCTGCAGACACTGAATGATTGGTTGCTAACTGAGATAACTCTGAAGACATATGAGTAAACAACTGATTCTGAGCAAAATTTGGTCCAAAAGAATTATTTAAATCAGCTCCTGTAGGATATTGAACGTCAACATCTTCCAAATGAGCCCAAACAGTATACTCAACACTTCCATTACCAGCAACTTGATCCTTCAATTGACTATAAACTACTAAATACATAGTACCAAAAGAACCTTGACCAGTAATTAAATTGAAATACAAATGAGGTGTTGCCATAGGAATACGCATTTCAATTTCTGTACCAACACTTAAATCTAGATCAGTTCGAGGACAACCAGATCTACCTTGAAGAGTTTTATTTATCAATGCAACCCTATTTTGCATATATTGAGCATATGGTATATATTGCAACATAAGACGACCTTGTTGAAATGGTTGCGAATTAACTTGAACTTTTATAACCAAAGTAGCGCGTAAACCAACAAAACCACGCAATTTATCTCTATACATTGGTTGAGTTAATAATGCGTCTGGAAAATTGGTAGTGTATAATTGGGTTCCCTGTGTAGTCGCTGATGACCATAAAGCAGTTTCAATTGCCACAGGACGTGAAAGAAAGTCTGTAAGACCATGTGTACGGTCCTCTCTAGTTGCCATTGATAAGTAATCTGTAGATAAATCAGAAATCTGAGGAACAGCTGTAACAGCAGGTGTGACTCCCTCAGAAGAAAATTGAACAATTTGACGTTGTTCAGACGTGATCTCTCTGTCGGAGACCTCGACATTATTTGATTGAAATGTAGCAGGTAAATATCTTTTCCCAAATGACTACCTAATCAAAATGAGAGCAGTGAGGGTTCCTGGATAATGAGGGGCTGCCTCGGGACATCCTGGAAGTAATTCTAAATAGAAAATCCCTTTAGTCGAATAGCAATACTTTTCCTTTTTAACCTCACAAAATTGTCAGGAAAAGCAAGATCACATTCTTCCTTTTTAGAAATAAAAATCTTCAGGTCTCTTACGTATATCCGTAAGATACTGATTATAAGTTTCGAGAACAGGGAAATGAGAAACCCACTTCTTGTTCTCTTTCAATAGTAATAATAAAGAATCAAATTCTGCTTGACCATGTAAACTCATTTCACGAGCCGCAGTTTGAATATTCATTCTAACAATTTCATTTGGATCAGGAACATTTCGAGTCCAGTTTAACATCTCATAAATCACTTCACGTTTCAATGGGGCAACATATCTTTGCAATTTACTAGAGTATCTAAAAGAACGTTTTAAAAACAAAACATCATCTAATGTACGCGATAGTACCATTTCTCCAGTCTTGAGTTCATCAGTATAAGTATGATTAATAGATGCTAAAGCATCTGCAATGGTCTGCTGATTAAAACATTCCAAAACCTCCCGTGATATATTCAAAAGATTATCATCACCATACGAAACAAAACTTACGTATTTATTAAAATCAATCATACCTGATTTATTATGTTGTTCCATTA